GAAGATGTCTTCCCGTTATTGCCACCCATCAAAGAAAATGACAGCTTGTTCACTTCGCGTGCCTGATCTAAGGGATGGAGTCGTGAAATTCGTTCGAGTTCAGATTTGTTCTTGCCTAACCTATAAGCTACTTCAGCTGGATTTTCGACGAGTAAAAGTGCATCTCGCACATGTGGAGTAAAGGGAATATCATCCCCTCTCACAACGTCGTCAAAATCATCGTACTTATCAGAAGCCTTATCAAACTCATCATGTAAGCGTTGGTACTGCTTATGTACATGAGCTTGTTGTTCGGCTTCCTTAGCTTGCCTCTCTTCGTGTTCCTTCGCGCCAAGAGCAAAGCGTACGGCTTTCTGTATTTTCTCCTCTTCCGACATTCCAGGAGGATTGGGCTGACCTGGGGACGGATAAGGATTGGAGTTGTATGGAGATTGTTGTGGCATGGCACTGTCACCACCGAGCTGCGCTTGCATTCGCATCATATGCTCTTGCATTTGTCGCATTTCGCGCTGGTGCTTCTTGGCTTGCATTCCCAACCGCTTCTTTACGCCGTAGGGGTCATCCTGATCTGCAATTCCTTGGTCTGCTTCGGAATTTCCTTGTTCCTCTGCATCGCCTGGGCCAATTCCGCCATCTACAACATCTTCATCATCACCGCTTAATTGTTCAGCAAGTGCATCCTGATCTTCATCCATGAATTCTCTTCTCCATTTCGACATCGTCCGATGCCCTAGACCATACGGTTGGCCTGAGACCCAGAGGGAATCCTTCCCTCGCTAAGTAGGATTATAAAGAGCTTAAATATGGATTGTTACGCTATATGTAGCGGTCCGATGAATTTATCGGAGGTTGTTATTGGGAAACTGTGATAACCCATGCTGTATTGATGGGTTATCTTTTTGATTTAAGCGTTTGCCTTGTTATGTGGATTATTATGCCGGTGCATTTCAGACAGCAAAGATGCTATCTTAGATGAGAAATCTTTCTCAGTTTTATCCGCGTCAAGCAGCAGCTTCCCATGCTCAACTCGTAATTTCTGATGTTCTAGTCCCATCTTTGAATTCATTTCCTGTGCTTTTAGAATCATTTCGGCCTGATCGAGCAAATGCTTTTCTTTTCGAATCTTTAATTCTTCCGCACGCTCTATTAAAGCCTGCTCTTCAAGATGCATTTTCTGCTCATTCATAGCCATAGCTTGTTGTTGTTGCTGCATTTGCATCTGCGCCATTTGCTCTTGAGGCGAAGGTGGTTGCGGAGGTAATTGCTTTCCTTCTTCTTCTGCAATGATTTGCGGAGGCACCAGGGTCTTAAAGCGTTCAGCAATCTGCGGCATATACTGCACATCGAGATTCTTAGCCCATAAATCAGCAATTAATGGGAAAACTTGCGGATTAGCCTGAAGTGTTTGCTGGAAGAACTCGAGTGCCATATCTTTTTGTACTGCAAAGCTTGGACCTGTATCAATCTCAACATCGTAATCACTATCATCTAAAGTATTATCTCGAATTGGCTCCCCATCATCAGTTTGACCAACCACTTTATTCAAGACCACCGATTCCGTGCGGCCATCCGCCTTGGAAACAATCATATGCCGTTCATGTTCCCCTGCAATTACAGGAAGCAAATCTAAAACCACCCTTCCGCCCTGCTCTAGTGCCTGATTCAAATTGTCGAACCATACATATGCAGACATTGAGCCTTCCATTTTACGCTCACGGCGTGCCTTTCCAGACATATCATGACCTTGAAGAGCCTCATTTTCGGAGAATCCTAATATCTCTCTAATGTCTTGTGAGCCCCGCTGAAACTGCTGCAACAAAGTAGGAGAAAGCTCCCATGCAGGCATTTTTTGTGGCATTTGATTTGTTTTTATATCGGGCTTAGCAATCAATATACCGTTTTGTAGCTCTGGATTACGCCAAGATTGTTCATTTCCTAGGATGTTATCTTCTATCCCAAGCCATTGCTCACGTCTACGATTCTTAATTTCAGCGGCAATTTCAGAACCTACATAGTTCACAAACTTCTGAGCATCTTTAGCCTCATGAATAAATGAGCGCGTGTATTGTTGCCCATTGATAAAGTTTGAATCTCCATCCACAAATATCAAAGGCAAGTATTTAGAGGGCCAATCTGTGAACTCAATAATTTGGTTCTGGGTTAGGATATATTGGCGAATTTTGTAGTCCTTGCTCATGCGCTCGCCCACAATTTCTGGGATAATTTTGCGTATCATATCTCCCACAACTTGCGATGATTCAGCTAGTTCTTGCTGCATCTTGATGTCATCTTGCATGTCGTCCCATTCATCTTCTGTAACACTCTGTCCATCGGATAGAAGATATAGCTTAACGGGGAACCACTCTTTCCTGGTGTACTTGCATACTACAATTGTGTCTCTTGTTTCCCATTGAAAGTCCAATAAAGAACGCGGGTCCGAGTAAGATACTGGATTCATTACATGGGGAAAGGTCGCATAGAATTCTTCTTTGGTATAAACATATTGTCGAGCACAGAAATTACCATCCCCTTTGTGCGGCTTCATGGCTGTTGGGTCAAAGGACGTTCTGGTTGCATCTGGTATTAATTCGTATCTAATCACTTGATTAAATGAGCGTGGACTTTCATAGTCTAAACATATCTCAAAGGCACCATAGCCCATCATAAGAGCCGACTTAAATGCAGTTTGATATACCAAATCATTTTGTGATTGGTAGGATATTGTGCGCACTAAATCGGCGCGTAAATCTATTTGTTTTTGGGTGGATTTGCCTGTTAGAGAACGCACCATAAGGTCTGGCTTATTCTTGCGCTGCTCACCTACTACCTTCTTCGTAGTGTCATATAGCTTGTTAAAAGTCATGGCTGGTTTAAATAATCTACTAAACTCAGATCGCTCAACAGCAGACCATTGGTCACGTAGCACAAAGTTCATATCATCCTTGCCGCGCACTACGTTTTCACCGAAGTATCCATCCCAAAGCACCAAGTCTTCACGACACTTCTTTAAAACTTCTGCCTCATCAATTCCAGCCTCTTCAAGTTTGGCAGACAGCTCTTCGTTGATACTATCTATGTCTTCGACTGACATTTGTTCGGCAATGATTTCCATGCTTGCACCCCATCCTTTGGGTTAATCCAATAATTCTTTAATTCGCGACTTCAACAATTCCATGTCAAAGTCGCCTTAATATTACCTGTTAACTATATTGTTTAAGCTGCTTCTGCAGTTGTTGCGTCAATGCATTTTTCTGGCATTGCAAACTTCTTCCAATCGGCCGCATTTAAATCTTCGAAAGAGAATATATAGTTGCCAGCATTTGGCGATGGTTCCAATATAATCTTCCATACATGGCTCATCCCAGGCATAAGCTTCAGATAGCCATCTGCCAAAGTCCATACTTCACGACACAATACTTCACCCGCTTTCAATGCTTCCATTGCTTCTTGTAACAACATCTTTACTCCTCCTTTTTATGGTAAAACGGTTAGTTGACATGAGCCATTAGTAAATACTGGCTTATAGAATTGCGTTCCATTGGAACCAACTGTTAATAGACAGTCAGTAGCCTGCAGTCCTGTTGGATTGGTTCTTAGGTAATAATCTAAGAAGCCAGCCGCAGCTATTTCTGAAAGAGTGTTGGTTGGTGCATATAGATGACCAAGACGAGGAACAATGTTGTTCTGTCCTGGAAAATTAAGTGTTAATTGGCTCACTGATGGTGCGGTCATGCTTATCTCCCTATTAGTAAATTACTTCCCTGTTTTACTTCTACTGCTCCTTTAAAACAAACCTATCCCCAGACAATCCCGCGCCCATTACAGGGACGACAGAATGCTCCATCTTCATCCAAGGTGCTTCCATGACAAAGCGGGCATCTATGGGGGATTCTAACCGCTCCGTCATAATCCCCAGAAAGCTCTTCAATCATATGGCGCATGGAATGGGTTTCCATATAGAGGCCATTGATACGCTCTTCTAGGAAGATTATCTGCTTTTTAACCGCATTCAGATAATCTGTAACTTTATTTATTGCTTCTATAGATTCCATTATTTCCCTGTCAGTCCTTTAAATGCAGGTGCATATTTTTTCATGATAGATTCCGCTATAGTCTTAAATTGTCTTTCACATTCATTGCATTTGGTAGAGCCTTCTATTTTCTGGTAATACTTTCGGCAATGGGTGCATCGTACTTCAGGCATCTATTATTTCCCACTCTAACCCTAATAAGCAGATAGCATGAGAAATCAAACTAGATGCTTCGTTTAAATGAGATCTTGCTATCCACTTAGCATCATGCTCACAATAGTTATCAATCATCTGCTGAATTTTTTTATTAATGGCCATCGTTAGGCTTGAGTAAGGTGTCGTCCCTCCTTCAATCATATATTTCAGGCACCGCTTGATTTCTTGCAGCTCTTCTTTCTTAAAGTTAGTCACTAATATAATCCCTTAGGTCTGGGTATGGAGTGCTCTCTAGCTTCACCGTCCAAGAACAATTAACACAAAAAGCAACAAAATCAGTGCCAATCATAAACAGGCCATCTTCATCGTAGCACTGACCACAAATTAAAGTTTCTTGCTTTTGTTTGAAAGGCACTACTACCGTCATTTATGCCGAATTCCTTCTATCACCATTCAATTCTTGCTGCCGAGAAGCAGCATCAATGGCTTCTTCGCGCGATTCATAGGGTGTGTCATCAGTAATCGTATTAATACCGTTTTTATGCACAATAAACCTGAATAAACCGTTGTGCTCATATACTCTAACGAAGTTACCAACAAATTCTGTCTTTTCTTTAGTGCTTCGCCATGGGTTCATATTTATACTAACCTTTCAATCAACGTTTCAACGTAGCTGTCATTATCACCCTCGAAGAATATAACGACTTGATTTTCAATTTTTTTCACAGCTTCTATCCCATAAGTAAAAAATATTCTTCCCACAATCTGGACAACAACTTCGCAAGATTTATCTTCAATTTCTTCAAGCGCAGCAATTAATTCATTAACTCTCACTAAAATATCCTCATAACCGGATTAAACATATCAACAGGCTTATGCCCTTCCATCTTGTCAGCGGTTATTCTATCACTTGCCACTTCAAGACAGACATACCCCAAAGCGTCCATTGGATGAGATGCCATATTCTTGTTGGGCGTATCCTTATAGCGTTCTTCCCCTGATACGGCAACACGCGCATAAATATAATCCTTCACAAAGCCTTTAAATAATGTGGGGCAGTTTCTCCTGTCTAATAAAAATCCAGGCTTACCATCCACCATCTTGCTCAAGAAATATCGAACTGAACCTAGGCGAGGACCAAGGTCATTAGTGCGCGCAGCCCTGGTTGGTATGCCAAGTGAGTTAAGCTCGCCAATACATGACATCTCTTCTACAATTGCATCTCTAGCGTTCCCTGCTGGGTCCGCTATAGAAAAGTCACCTACTTTGCAGTACGGGAAATCTTTCATAAGAGATGGAATAACAATGGAGTCAGCAAAGGTTCTAATTCCCATGCCATCCCCAATATATTCCTTTAAGCATAAAAGCTGCCCACGTGCTGACAACTGCAGAACAGTACAAGCGGGAGTAAGACCGAAGTCCCACCCCAAAAGTAGTTGTTCACCTTGGATAGCAGATAAAGACTCAGCCGCATGAAAATCTGGATTAAACTCAGGATAAACACGTTTACCAAAACCAACAGAACCATACTCACCAAGGCAAAACACTTTAACGAACTCTTGAGACTGTCCTTCTGCCAACATCTCGTAGTAGTTGTCAGGTAGGTGATCAGCATTATCTGCGCTAGGGTTTCGTACCCATTTGTTGTCATCATCCTTGATTAATCCTGGAGGCTGTTTGAATAACATATGATGGTCAAACTTATTTTCCTCAAAGTCTTTGTAAATCCAATGGTCATCTTCTGGTGGGTTTGTATCTGCAATAATTCCTGACCAGTAAGGCTCTTGGCAAAATGCCTTGGATGGATACCTATTCACCCTACCCTTCATGTGAGCTAAAGCCGCCTTAGGGACCTCTGATAGCTCGTTTATATAGCAACCGGTGAGTTCTAGTGACTTTATCTTTCTAACGTCTTCTGGTCTGTCTAATGCGATAAATAGGAGCTCAAGCTCAACTATTCCATGTCCATCATTAAAGGTGTGCTCATAAGTCATAATGGGCTTTTGACGCTTTCTTATATCTCCAAGCTCTTCAAACCATGCAAGCCAAGTAGCAAGAGTAGTAGTGGAGAGTTCACCGCTAGTATTCCTTACAATTCCCCATCGACTTCTACGCCGTCCTGAGTACCATACTGGAACGTTACATGCGCGATTGACAATTTCTGTAATTGCCCATGTAGACTTTCCACTTCCATAAGGGCCCATAATGACGCGCACAAAGCTATCGTCAGCATGAGCCAAAGCCCCAGTTGTTGTGGGAACATAGACCTTATCTTGTCCTTTAGCATGGATAATCATTCCTTCGTTGTTAATGGTCAACTGTCTTTCAACACCCTTTTGTCGAGAGTATTCGATAGATTCAATTCGCCTTTCAATCGCAGATGCACCTAGCATCATTTCTCCAAAATCTGACGAGGAGGCAAAGTTTTGTAAGGGGAAATTCTATAGTCTTCTCTAAAGTGCTCCTGCGTAGTATATCGCGCGCCGCATTTGATACATTCTCGGCGTCTGTATATTTGGTTGCTCCTTTCGTCCTTATCCGTGTGTATTACACGGGAATTAGGATAGTTGCATGATTTGCATTGCATCTATTTCCTCACTCCTCGCAGGGTCTGTTTGTACATTGCTCTTGCTGCATTAGTGTGGCGTTTTGGTGATTGGTCAGCACCAACTGGGGCCCATGTATCCTTGGCATCAAACTCATAAGCAGGTGCTGTCTCAGGCGTCTTTTTCTTCTTCTGTTTTTCTACCCATTTGTTTTGAATGACATTCATATAATCCTTTTATATTTGGTGAAGCTGGGCTGGATTCGAACCAGCGTAGGCCTTAGGCCGAAGTGCATCGATATTATCGACTATTCGCGTTTAACCACTCCGCAACCAGCTTCATTTCTTTTTAGGCTTCCCGAGCACCTTATTAGCTTTGGCATCTATCTTTGCTTTAGCGGAAGGACTTAGTTTGCCTTTTGCTTCCATCTGAGTAGCACGTGCTTTAGCGTTAGCTGCATGGGACTTGTCATTTACCGGATAGCTTTTATCTGGTCCTGCAAATGCGGCTTTAGGCAATGCCTTCCTTTTTTTGGTTGTTAACTTAGTCATAGGAATTCCATTACTTGTAATCCGTTTTGCCATAGTTCTCTTTGCTTTGAGCAGGTAGATTACGGCACGCACCGGCCTTAGCAAACGACTCCTGTATAACCCTTTTGCCACGAACAACCTCAGGCGCTGGATCATTGTATTGACGTGTAGGTTTCTCAGATACATATTTAGCACTCATGGTTTCTCCTAAGTTTTTCTATATGGTTTATCATTGCATCAATGGCATCTTGCTTGGAACGGTAAAGATCGATATCAAACTTATGTAAAGAGTGACATGCCTCTACCCCTATATATTTATCATCAATCGCTTCACAAACAATGGAGCTTTTTAAAAAAATATCTTTCATTAGCCCTAAACTTTGCTCAGGAAATTCAAACCACCAAACTTCGTCTCCAACCTTAAAATCACTCACTATTTGCAATCCTTCTTCTTTCCCATCTTCATAGCCTTAGGCTTTTCATGCAGATGCTTCTCATGCTTTGCATGCACACTCTTTTCAACTTGCTTCGCTGGTTTTTTCATTGATATCTCCATGTTCAAGTT